CGCTTGTAACTTTGTTTAATAATTTTTTGTTCCATTTCCGCAATGTCGCTTTCGTAAGCGGTCCAATACAAAGCGGTGTGAATGGTCTTAGTATAGACATTTTCCAATTGTAGGAAATTTCGGTTAGCGAGTCGATAGACCATTCCAAACCATCCCCATTTTTTGGTAAGGCGGTTTTCATCTGCGGTGCCATCTCCTCCTCCAAATACTTCTGGATAGAATTCAGTAAGTCGATTCCTAAACTCCAAAAAAAAACCATGGCCCCAAATGCGGTGTTACAATCTAAATCCTTAAACCCACTGACAAGGTTTGCCGAATAGGGTGCAATCTCATATCTTCCGTTCTGTCCGCTATGGGTAACGGGGCGATATAACACACTCATTACCTTCCACAAATCGTGGGTTTCCTTTGTGTATGTTTCAATGTCAATAAACTCACCCACCGACATATCATCCAAGTTTGGAATAAACCCGTATTCAACGCCATCCATTTTGAACCTGGGGGTGAATGTTGGTTGTTCTGTCAACATCAATGTGATGCGTTCCACGGCCTTTTGCAATACATCAAATGGCATAGCCATGACCTCGGTCATTGTCAACTCACAAAAAATTGATACCGCTTCCAATTGGCGTTGGGTATCTTCCATGTCTTCTTTTAGACCTTGATACGCCAACATTTGATGCAACTTTACATCCTTTAACGATGTGGGTACTAATATGGTTTTTGATTCAATCATTAATTATAAAACGACCAAACCCCGCTTTGTTATTCCAACGCTTCATTGAGCAACACACACACTTTGGCGTATTGCCTTTGCACCTCCTTATCGGTGTACAAAATGTTGCTAAACTCGTTTACAGAATTGATTGCCGTTGAATGGTCGCGATGGATGATCCGCCCAATTTCCGCCCACGGCATCCCTAATCTTTTTCTGCAAATAAAGTTGAACATGTGACGGGCGTATAATGATGCCCGTTTCCGCGATGGGCAAAGTATTTCATCTGGTGTTAATTCTGATACTGTGCAAACCGCCCTCAATACTTCCTTCCAATGGTTGGGTGCATCGTTAAAATCAACCCGTGGGTTTATTATTTCACGCTTTAACATTTGGATTTTGGTTAGGGCTTCGCCTTGTATCTGCACTAACAATAAGCGAAGGCGTTTAATTTCTTGTCGTTGTAAGTGTAATTGTTGGTAATGGCTTGTCATATCGTCTGCGAAGATACAAATAAACAAGTAATAAACAATTAACGAATATCGTATTGACCATAATTACTTTTAATCCCTAACATCATCATCTCGGCGTAGCGAAAACTGTCGATTCCGTGACAAACACCCGTTGGTGTATTCATGCTTCGCCCCTGGGAATCGCTATCCCAACAATAATTACGCAACTCCTTGATTAAATTGGTGGATGTGGATGTGATAAGGTACGATTGTGATTGCATTATCTGTATTCCGTAATTGATGGAATCCTTGCCCTTGGTCACCCCCTTGATTCTTATCCCGTATCTTTTTATTTCATCAATTGACTTTGGTTCGGCACTATCCGCATAAACTGGCACATGGTTGGGTAAGGCCTTTGCAATGTCCGAATTAAGCATTCCCGTGCGATATGCGACCTCATCTATTATTCTTTGACCATTGTACTCATAAACGGCTACAATTGCCGTGGGGTCGTTTGTATACCCAAAATCCACACCAATGCCAAGCAACCTTGCATCCTCTGGTATGGTGTCAATGGTTTGCCAATTGGAAAAGATAACCCCTTGCAAGTTTCCAATCTCACCAAGCCCGTATACCCGCCACCAATTCGCCCAATAATTGGATGTGGTTGCCCTATCCCGTGCCTTTTCAATTTCCGTGACGATTGATTTGTCCAACGCTTCGTTGTCCTTGTAGGTGAGTACAATCATTTCCGCATCGGGGTCGTTGACCAATTCACTATCAACCCAAAATTCCGCAACGGGGTTGTAATCCAAATAAATAAACTTTCGGGTACGAATCGCCATTTGATAGTACGATTCCCAATCGATGTTGTTGCACTCGTTCACAAATAAAACATCACGCCTTGCACCCCTTAATTTTTGTGGTTGGTCTGCACTAAAAAATTCGATGTAACTTTCGTTGCTGAATGTGTATGTCAATGATGATTTGTTCCATTTCAACGGATCAAACATACCCACCATGTCCATAATTTTAAGGAAGTCACGGATTGCACCCCGTCGCAAATGGGGGATGGTTTCCGATACCACGCTAATTTCACACTTCGGGTTTTGCACCGCGTATGTGATAAGCATCGGAATGATACTAAATGTTTTTGATGAGGATGTGCCACCCCTAACTATCCGCACCCGCTTCCGCAGGTTGGCAATTTTAATTTGAGCACTGGTTTGTTGTAGCATATTCCCATTTGTATTTATACGCGGATTTTGCCTTGTGAATTAATACCTTATGGATATTTCCTTTGTCTGCATTAATATGTTTTGCTGCGTGTGAAATTGATATGTGTGTTGCAATAAACTCCCCTTTTAAAGACAATTGATTGACTGGCTTCCCTTGTGATTTTGTCGTGTTGTCTCTTGCCGACATCCATTGTAAATTTTCCACATGATTATTTAATCGATTTTCATCAATGTGGTCCACTTGCGGATAATTATTAGGATTCTCTAAAAAGTATTTTGCCACCAATCTATTCACACGATATGATTTCGGTTTGTTATTTATGCACATAACTACAATTTCATATCCATCGTGTGTTTGGTTAATTTTTAAAATCCTTTCCGTTCTTCCTTGAAATGACTTAACACGGCCATAATTCGATACGGCATATTTATTGTTGTATTCTTCAACATATTTCCATTGTTCCATACACAAATATACAACTTATGTTGTTGCCGTTGTAAATTATTAGGCGGTCGTGGTTTGAAGCATTACAATAATTTTGTTTGTAGTTTGTATTCCTCAAATCTTTTTAAACTTGCATCAAAATAATCTTTGTCAAGTTCATAACCCGTAAAATTGTATCCTTCCATGTCGGCGGCGATACGGCTTGAACCACTGCCCAAATGAGTGTCAAGTATCTTGTCGTTTGGCTTGGCGTATTTTTGTAATAACCAGCGGTACAATTGTACTGGTTTTTGATTTGGATGCAATCTACTTTCACCACATTCAAATCCTTTTCTAAATCCGTACCATTCAAAAAAACAATACTTAACTAATTTATTAAAAGATTGAAATGCAATTTCACAATCACTTAATGGACCAACTGTTTTTTTATGCCATACAATTGCCCCACTATGATGTAAAAACTGTGGATAATAGTTTGAACCCCAAATAATTTGATTTTTACTAATTCTAAACAATTCGTCAAAATAATCTTTGTCGGGCGTTTTGTTATGATTTGCGTAACGTTTTAGATTGCTTGTCTTTGAATCATAACCTCTATTTCCAAAACTCCCGTCAGATGCATCAACATTATAAGGCGGGTCAACTATCGCCAACTCAAAATAATTGTCGGGATAGGATTTCATTGCTTCAACGCAATCCATATTGAATACTTCGCTTTTCATTTCACATCCAAATCAATGCCGTTGAAGATTGGTTTCTCGGTGGTAACATCAATTTGTTGCGTGGGCATTCCAAATCCCGAATCCATCAATTGTTTGTACGCACCCACATCACCTTTTCTTGCCTTGTGTATCATTGCAAGTGTGATCAAATCTTCTTGGGATAGTTTTTCCAATTCACCCGTGATGGGGTTTTTTGTGTCTTGCATAACCTCTAACCACTTCCGTGCAATGGTGCTTCGGTTTTTCGTTCCTTTGGGTTTCCCGTTGGGATTCCTTACCTCACCTGGCTTTGGTGGAATTATGTTTTCTGGGTTTGGCATAATTTCAAATCTTTATCAAATCAATCGAAAGGTAAAATTGGAATGGGCATCCACATAAATGGTGTGGCGATTGGGCTATCGTCGTGGGCCAAATACCATTGGTCTTCCATTATGTATCCTATTTGTTTGGTGTCAATTAATACCCATTCATTATCAATGGGAATTGTTCGGTTGGTTTCTCGCCATGCTTTCATAATTCAACTCCGTTTCTTTTAACTTTAATTGTTGGGTCTAATTTACGCATTCTGTCAATTATCACTTGGCAATACTTTGGGTCAAGTTCCATGCCATAACATTTGCGTTTGAGTTGGTGTGATGCAACCATCGTTGTTCCACTACCAATGAAAGGCTCATAAATAATATGGTTTTTTTTACTAAAATCTTCAATCGCTTTGAATGGCAATCCTATTGGAAAACACGCTTTGTGTTCGTTGTGCTGACTACCCGATGTGGATATATTCCATGTATTCCAATAAACTGATTTTTCACCTATCTTTTGATTAGTCAAATATTTTTCACCATTTGACATCAAAAATACAAATTCACTATTTCTGCTCAATATCCCTTCACTGGTTATTGGTATTGCTATGCCTTTATTCCATATTATTGTTTCCTTTACTCTAAAAGGATTTACATCAGCAAATACAATTTTACCATAATCATCACGAGAATTTGCATTGTATGAAACATTCCAAAATATACTATGTAATTCATTTACAATTAAACTTATGTTGTTTAATATGCTAATACAAAAATCAAAATATTCTTGAGGTGTTTTATCATCTTTATAATTTTCATACAAAGTTTTTGCACCCGTTTTACCAAATGCAAATTTACCACCACCACGCATTGCAACATCACCACTATTGTATGGAGGGCTTGTAAACACCATATCCGCTTTCTGCCCATCCATCAACTTTGCCACGGCATCGCTATCCGTTGAATCACCACACAATAATCGGTGTTCACCTATCTCAAACAAATCACCCAATACAATATCGGTTTCAATGTTTTCTGGTTCCTCAAAATTATCATCCTCCGCTTCCAATTCAGTCAAATGCATGTTAGGTACATCCAAACCCCATTCGTTCAATTCTGCGGGGTCCCAATCGTTTGCCAACGCATCCCAATCCCACTCACCAAATCCAACATTGTCTTTTATTAAAAATTCCCGTTGTTGTTGCTCGGTTAGGTTTTCCGCTTTGATGATTGGTACTTCCTTGATTCCTATTTCCTGGATGGCTTTTAATCTCATGTTGCCACCCAATATCATCATTTCGTTGTTGACAACAATTGGGCGAATCT